GGTCGCACTCCGTAGCGGGGATGTCAGGTCGTGCAGCCGTTTTCGTCACCGGAAGGACCGAAAGGGAGCGAAATTATCTCCGGCCGCCCGCAAGTCCCCGCGCGCAGGTCCGTCAGAGCTCCGTCCTCCTCGACCCTGACCGACTCACCGAGCGGTCCAAGCCAGATTGATCCGGCCAGGGCGTGAGCGGGGAGCCAGTCGGTCCGCGGCTGCATATGGATGACCTCGCGCATACTACCTCCTCAGGGATTTCCCTTTCACTTCGACGTACCGGCCGCACTCCCGGAGTTTGTCCCGGAGTCGTTCACCGTCAGTACCATATCGCGCAAAAAACGGCTCAATCGGGAGGTTGAGGGTGATCCAAGTCCGCTTCCCCGAGTCGTACCGCTTCACTATTAGATCTATAACGCAAGACAAAGCCCACCCTTTCTCGTCAAGCGGCTCGCCTCCGAGCTCGTCGAGCACCAGCGCCGAGCACCCGGCCAAGTCGTCCCAGTATTCCGGATCGAATGCTCCGTGGCGTACCAGGTCGATCGCGCGCACAAAACGCACGGAGCCAGGGACCTGCCACGCAGCGATGCACGCCGCGATCGTTTTCCCAGTCCCGACTCCGCCGCCGAGCAGCATGACGATCCGGCCGTCGACCCCTAGCGACAACGCGGCCCCGAGCGCCTCCGTCTCTTTGTGCTCGCGAAGGAATGGCCAAACACGCTCAGGGATCCCGGATGTCTCGAGGCGCTCTTTTACTGCGACCGTCACGGCGCCGGACCGCTCCGCGCGCAAGGTCGCCTCCCAGGCCGCGTCACTAGCAGCCTTCTCCGCGTCGCATTCGTCCCGGTACGCCTGATCGGACTCGTACCGGAGTCTGTTCGCCTCAACCTGTGCCCGGATATGCGGCGGGACGATGTCTCGGATTGGGGTGTGGATGGGCGTCATATCGGCCTTTCTCCTCTGTTTTTTTTCCTGCGATTCCAGAGCGCTGCAGCGAAGTCAGACCGAGTAAATTGATCGTGACCACAACACACCTCAGCCCATCGGTATGGATTATCATCATGGCGGCAGGGCCGCCTTTTTGTTGGGGATGGAGGCTCTACCTCAGACATTTCGCTTACCCCATCATACTCATCGTTGTGGCAGGATAGACAACAGCTCCAACCCGGAACATCCTCAAAATCAGAGCAAAACAGCGTCCAAGTAATCGGCTTAGTCATATCGGCCTTTCTCCTCCAGTGAACGCCTCGTCAGGGTACGCGGGGGCGAAGGCGAGCTTCTTGGTCTCGCCGTTGACCGGCATGGCCAGGTCGTTCCATTTGCTCGCGAGCTGGGAGACGCTCGAGCACCGGGCGTAGCCGGTGGCCGTGATCCCCTTCCTCGCCCGGGCCCGGAACTCGAGCTCGGGAATCGCGAGGAGGGAGTGGAGCGCCTTCGCGTCGCGTGCCCCAAGCCACCGGTACTGGGTCCCGATCGCCGACACCCACTCCTGTTCCCAGATCGCGCGGAGGGGGGCGAATCGGGGGTCGGTCTCTTTGGCGACCTTCCGCTCGCGGGCGACAATCATGGGGTGGCGCTTGGGTGTTACGGGCGTTACGCGTGACGACCCGTTACGCTCGTCAGTGTTACATGGTGTCTCGGAGGTGTTCGCTAGGTGTTTGTTGTCGCGCCATCGCTTCGACCGTTCAGCGCTCGTGAGGTCCCGATACTCACGGTATTCCGCGTAGTTGAGGACTATGTACCCGTGATTGACTCGGACGAGTCGGCGGCCATCGAACGCCTGGGATCGGCTCTCACCCTCAGGCTCACCAAGTCGGCGAAGAGCCTCTCTTCCATCCCCATCATCGACAATGTTGGCCTCCCGAAAGAGACCAGGGCCGGAAACAGGAGCGAATCCGTAGCGGCCCGGTGGAACCTTCCATCCTGTTTCCTTGAGGCTGTCCACTTCGAGCTGCGGAGTCGGCGTGTCGAACACTTGAGGACGCGCGAGTAGCAACGCCGTGATGAAAAGATCTCGATCTGGGCGTTTCTGCCAGATCGTGCTTGTGAGAATTGAGCTGTAGAGTTTGACGAAGTGGGCCATGAGCGCAAGATACCGGCGTGTCGGAAGTGTGTCAAGACAAAATCGAACACGCGCGAACACCCAACGACACGGAAACGACACTAGAAGGAGAAGGATAGATCACTTGCTGCGCTCGTGATCTCGGGGGCTGATTGTGAGTCAAGATCGGCTTGGTGGCGTTCTGCGGCTCCGTGGCGGCCGGCTTCGAGAGTAGGGGGACGGTTTTGTTTCTGGGGCCCAGCAGACTCCCTCGTCTGTGCTGCTTTTTTGAGCGCCTTGGCTAGTAGTTAGATCGGTACAGACAGCCGCGTTCAGATTTCGCGCTGTCCGCAATGAGTACTACCACGCGGGCGAAATCGAGTTCTTGATGTGGATCAAGTTTTCGGGAAATTGATCTAGATCAAATTGGCCGTTTCTTGATTTCTGGCTCCAGATATGCTAGGCGATGTGGTGGAGGTACACTACATGCCTTGTGGCGGACGGAAGCGGAAGAAGGGGCGAAAAGGGAAGTAACCGGCTGCAAACGTAGTCACTGAGAGCAATGGCACGAGGATCGAAACCAGGTGAGCGGCGCGGCGGGCGTCAAATTGGAACGCCGAACAAAATCACTATGGAGGCTCGCGAAGTTTTCAGGTTAGTGTTCGCTGGACTTGCCCCACAGTGTGAGGGGTGGATTCGCGCCACAGCTGAGGGGCAGGAGATTACCAAGGTCGATAAAGCTGGGAACATGGTGAAGTTGAGAGTTGGATCAGACCCAGGCAAGGCGGCCGATTTATTGTTGCGGCTCGCTGAGTTTCACATCCCCAAGCTTGGCCGAACAGAAATCACTGGGGCTGATGGAGATAAATTGACGGTCACCGTGAACATCTCTGGAGTGCGTGAGAAGGAGCAGTCACCACCCGAACCCAAAAAGGCATTTTGATGACACAGAGTAACATGGTTCTCGACCGTCAAAATACGTCCCTACGCGAGGAGAACGAGCGGCTCCGTACCGCGCTCGCAGATACGACCCTGCAACTCGCCCAGACGCTCGAGGAGCTCAAGATCTGTGCCCTGCCGCTGTTCCGGCAATGGAGGCTGCGACGGCTCCTGAAGAGGCGCGCGAAGGCGCTGGAGACGCTCAAGGAGGGGATGCCGGCGCCAACCGAGCCCCCACGAATCGAACGAGCGCCGCTGATTGTGGTGCCTAGATGAAACAGCGCTTGGGGCTAAAAAAGGAGCGCAGGATCGCCGAAATCCTTGGGTGTCCGGTGTCGAGCGCATGGACGCGGGGTAACTGGGACCATTTCGTCGCGGAAGTATGGACCGCCGAGACCCCCAAGAGACACCTGGAAGTGAACTATGAAACAGGCGAAGTCGGTCTGTGGGCGTCAAAAGAGCCGCGAACAATCCTCGACGACTACACTGGCGAGATGGTGACGGCGGACGAGTTCGATCGTCGCTGTCAATGCCGGTTGATTGCGCAAAACCCAACGGCGGTCAAAGTGAGGATTTAGTGCCCGATCTGGCCGTCAACTACGAGGCCTCACCGACAATCGGGCGGTTCCTTGGTTCGAACGCGCGGTTCCGGGCGTTGATAGGGCCGTTCGGGTCAGGGAAGTCAAGTGGCTGCGTCATAGAGACCCTCAGGCGCGCGAGCGAGCAGAGACCAGGCAGGGACGGCAAGCGGCGCACGCGGTGGGGAGTGATCAGGAACACGTACCCGCAGTTAAGGGACACGACCCGCAAGACGTTCGAGCAATGGGTGCCGTCCGAACTTGGGACGTGGCATGAGCAGGCGTTCCGCTTCGACATGGCCTTCGGCGACGTTCGGGCCGAGGTGCTGTTCCGCGCGCTTGACCGGCCGGCCGACATCAAGAACCTGCTCTCACTCGAGCTCACGGGCGCTTGGGTCAACGAGGGACGTGAGGTGCCAAAAGCTATCTTCGACGCGCTCGAAGGCCGCGTTGGTCGCTATCCCGCGCGCGTGGATGGTGGATGCACATGGGCGGGCGTATTCACAGACAGCAACCCGTGGGCCAAACCGCATTGGGGATACAGGCTGTTCTCACTCCATGAGGTATTGGGGTCCGATGGGAAGGCGTTCAAACTACCGCGCGAGCATTGGGCGCACTACGAGCTGTTTGAGCAACCATCTGGGCGCAGTCGGGAGGCCGAGAATCTGGAGAATCTCGAGCCGGGCTACTACGACCGGCTTCTGATCGGCAAGGATAGCGACTGGGTCAAGAGTTACGTCGACGGCGGGTATCCGGACGCGGACGAGGGAAGCATCTGGGGTCCAGTCCTCGAGGCGCTCGCAGCGCGCGGTGGCCTCGAGGAGTTCGAGCACCCGACTGACGGTGTGTTCACAAGCTGGGATCTCGGTATCAGTGACGCAACGGCGATCTGGTTTTGGCGTATTGGCGCCGGCCGCGCGATCGACGTGATCGACTACTACGAGGAGCACGGACAGCCGCTCAGCCATTTCGTCGACGTGCTGGCGTCCAAGGGCTACGAATACGCGAAGCACTGGATTCCGCACGACGCGCGAGCCCGGACGCTCCTCACGGGGTCGACCGTCCAGGAAGGGCTGATCAAGGAGTACGGAGCCGCGCACGTGAAGGTGACGCCGTCTGTGTCGCTCATGGACGGCATCCAGGCCGGTCGGTGGCTCCTAGAACAACCGACCCGCATCCATCCTCGCTGTTCGCCTGGGGTTGAGGCGCTCCGCTCGTACCATTACTGTTGGGATGATGTGGCGAAGGTCTACGATCGCACTCCGGAGCACGATTGGAGCTCGCACGGGGCTGATGCGTGGCGGTATCTGGCGATCGTGGCGCGGGCTACAGAGCTCCTGACCCGTGAGCGCGTGCAGCCGGACCCCGAGGCGGGATCGGTGCTGCGTTCGAAGGGGATCACGCGGCGCATCGTCATCGAGCGGCCGACGCTGGACCAACTCCTGAAGATTCAGGATCGAGATAGGCGGAGGATTTGAGATGTGGTGTCGATCGACAAAACAGCGTAGGGCGGCACTCCGAAGGCGGATTAGTTACAGTGTTCCGTGGTGGAAACGCTATGTGGTCCCCATCATCATCACGAAACAACAGATATTTGAAGCAGCATTTCAGAGCCTCAAGTCCCAAAAAAACGAGCCAACCTATGTCCGACCAACCGAACACAAAGATTGAGACCGAAGACGAGTACGCGGACACTCCGCGCGGCTGGGCGCAGCGCTGGACGGTTGAGTTTTCGGCGGCCAAGAAGTACGTCACCGATTGGCATGAGGAGGCGAAACGCTCGATCGCGGTGTTCCTCAAGGAAAAGGACACCGGCAAGATGGGCGAGAAGACGCACCTCAACTTGTACTACGCAAACATCAACACGCTCGACGCACTCCTGTATGGAGCTCCACCCGCGGCACTAGTCAAGCGCCGGTTCGCTGATGCGAATGATGATGTAGCGCGTGTGGCTGGCGAGATGGCAGAGCGCCTGCTCAATACGGACATAGAGCGCGAGGACGACGGATACACGACGGCGCTCGGATTGTGCCTGCAGGATCGCCTGCTCGCCTCGTGGGGCTTCGCACGGTGCCGTTATGTGGCTGAGTTCGAGACGCAGGTGACAGCAGCTATTCCGGGTCCGCCTGATCCCGTGACTGGCGATCCGACCGAACTGGCGCCTGAGGTGACCAAAGAAGTCAAGACATTCGAGGACGTGGAGATCGACCACATCAATTGGGACGATCAGCTATGGAGCCCGTGCCGACGATTCCATGATCTCAGGTGGTGGGCACACCGAGCGTATATGGTTCGGGATGCGCTCGTGGAGCGGTTCGGCGAAGACATCGGCGGGAAGGTGCCGCTGAACGCGAAGGGAGACGACAAAGAGGACGGTTCGGCGCCACCGAGTCCATGGAACCGTGCAGAGGTGTGGGAGATCTGGGACAAGGAGCACAAAAAGGTGTGGTGGTTCGTCGAGGGCTTCGATCAGATCCTCGACTCGAAAGACGACCCTTTGCAGCTTCCAGGTTTCTGGCCCTTCCCGCAGCCATTGGCGGGCAACCTCACAAGCAAGCAATTCGTTCCCAAGACAGACTACGAGATTGCACGCGAAATGTACGAGGACTGCAACATCCTTGCGCGGCGTATCGCCAACCTGGAGGATAGCATCAAGGTTTCGGGCGCGTACGACCAATCGTGCGGGGAATTGCAGAGCATGGTTGAGGGTGGCGGCGAGAACAAGATGATCCCGGTCGAGAATTGGGCTGCGTTTGCGGAGCGTGGAGGGGTAGCGGGCGCCGTATCGTGGCTCCCCCTCGATCAGATCGTTGCCGCAATCGACAAGCTCTCTCAGAAGCTATCCGAGAAGATGAATTTGCTCTACCAGGTGACCGGCATGAGCGACATCATGCGCGGCGCGGCGCAGGCGGGCGCTACGGCGACAGAGCAGGCCATCAAGGCGCGATTTGCCGGCGTGCGGGTCCAGTCGTTTCAGCAACGGTTCGCCAAATTTGCGGGCGATTTGCAGCGGATCAAATACCAGATTATCTGCAACCTATTCGACCCTGAGACGATCATCAAGAGGAGCAACATCCAGGCGACTCCGGACGCTCCATTGGCAATGCAGGCCGTGCAATTCCTGAAAGAGAAGGGAAACGAGTACCGGATCACAGTCGACCCCGACTCGGTATCGCTCGCCGACATGACGGCGCTCACTCAGGAGCGAACCGAGTACGCGAAGATGCTGGGCGGGACCCTGCAGGCCCTTCAGCCGGTTGCCCAGGCCGTTCCGGGAGGTATCAAGCTCGTCTTGGAGGTGTTGAAGTGGGTGAGCGCGAGCCTCAAGGGGTCGAGCGGGATCGAAGGGGCCTTCGATAAGGCGCTCGCCGAGGCCGAGAAGGCGCAACAGCAAGCGCAGCAACAGGGTCCGAAGCCTGACCCGCGCATGCAGGTCGAGAAAATGAAGTTGGATGCCGGGATAGCGAAGACAAAACTGGAGATTCAGGGCGATCTGGCACTTGAACAGAAGAAGACTGAGGGGAAGGTAATCGAGCAGCGAGCTCAAGCGGCATTCGCTCCGAGGCTTCCGCCGCCACCTCTTCCGGGGCCGGGAGGTATGCCATGAGAGGCACAGCCGCAGGTGAACCCGTAGTGTCCCAGGCGAATACGGCCGACTTTGAGGCGGGATATGAGCGCGCTTTCGGGGACCGGCCGGCCGAGCGGGGCCGGTGGATCTACGTCGAGGGCCAAGGGCTCATTCCAGCCGATCAGTACTCGGAACCGGTCGAAGATGGCCGAGTCATGGTGGTTGGTGATTCGCACTATGAAGGCGCTGTGGCTCCTGACGGCACGCCGATCGATACCCGGCGCCGGCACCGTGAGTACTTGAAGCGGACTGGACTGGCGCTTGCGGGCGACTTTTCGGACGACTTTCGTCAGAAGGTCCGAGCTACCGAAGAGCGCGAGGCGGCCAAGGAGATCCGGGAAACGGTTGGCCGGACCTGGTACGAGAAAGAGAAAAGGAGATAGGTCATGGGAGTGATGTCGACGATTGAGGCCATTCTGAAGGCGATCAAGAGCCGTGGGGAGCCGGAAGAGGTTGAGGCTGACAAGGATGTCGCCGAGGAAATCAACAAGGCGCTCCCGGAGGCGGTCTCTGGACGCGAAGGGTTGATGGCATACCGGAAGCGGCAACGGATGATGGACGAAAACTGGGAAAAAGGCCAGTAAGGAGCAGACATGGACGACGTGGGAGCAGAGAGTAGCGTTCGAGACGACGTGATGGCGGCAATGGAAGGTCCGGCAGATACAGGGTCGGATTCGGGTTCGTCGGCGGAGGTTGCGCCGTCGAGCGAGGTTGCCGCGCCAGCGGTCGAGACCCCCAAAGCGCCGGCAGGTCGCGATACCAAAGGCCGATTCGCGCCCGGGCGCGCGCCGCCAGTGCCGATCGGCAGTACACCGGTCAACCTCGGCAAAGGATCAGTCGCCAAACCGGAAGCGGAAATCGTTCCGGAAGAGAAGGCTCCAGAGAAGGCCGCGCCCGCCGTAGCTACCTTGAAGGCGCCCGCGTCATGGAAGCCGGCCGCTAGAGAGAAGTGGGCCGCGTTGCCTCCTGAGGTCCAGCAAGAGACCCTACGGCGCGAGCACGACATGAGCCGGACCCTCTCTGAGACGGCCGAGGCCAGAAAGGGATATGCCGCGTTTCAGAGAGTGGTCCAGCCCTTCGAGGCAATGATTCGGGCCGAAGGAGCTCAGCCGCTACAGGCTGTAGAGAGCCTGCTACGAGAGTCGGTCATCATGCGCCAAGGATCGCCCCTACAGAGAGCCCAGATCGTCGCTCGTACGATTCGGCAATGGGGTGTCCCTGTCGAAGCTGTGGCGGCGGCGCTAGACGGCCAACCGATGCCTCAAGTTGGCGGTGGCCATCCCGTGAACGTCGAAGAGATGGTAGATCGGGCGCTCAAGGCACGGGTCGCGCAGGCCGAAGAGTACCAGAACCGGAAGCTGATCACGAAGGCCACCACCACAATCGACAAATTCGCAGGCGATCACGAGTTCTTTGACGACGTGTCCGAGGATTTTCAGCTCGTCCTTGAGGCGATGGGGCGTCGAAATCCGGAACTTGAACCGGACCTCGAAGAGGTGTATGCTCGTGCCGTAGCCATGAACCCTGAGATTGCTCAGATCGTGGCACAAAGGAAGGCAGCAAAAGCCCAAGCGACCGGAGGAACGGCCACGCAGCGGGCGAGGGTAGCAGCGTCAAGCGTGCGGTCCACTCCGGCCGGCAACACGCACACCGGGGAACCAAAGTCCATCAGAGACGAGGTTGCGGCACTGTACGCGCAGCACGAAACATAGCAGACGGACGGAGCTCGAAGCGAGCCCACCTCCAGGAAGCCCAGATCGGCGGGGCGTGAAGCGAGCGACATTGGGTTGCCCACGCGCAAAGAGCCGAAAGGACTACTTGCGAGGTGACCTATGGCAGTGCCGAACGTCGGCGAGATCGTGGCAACCACGATCGCCAACCGCAGTCGGAAGATTGCGGACAACGTAACAAAGAACTCCGCGCTGCTCACGCGCTTGAGTGAGCGAGACAACATCCGTACCGCAGACGGCGGAACATCGATCGTCGAAGAGCTCTCGTTCGCTGAGAACGGGACGTTCCAGTGGTACAGCGGTTACGACAAGCTCGACATTTCTCCTTCTGAGGTGCTCGACTACGCGGAGTACGCCTGGAAGCAGGCGGCTGTTGCGGTGTCGATTTCCGGTCTCGATGAGCTTCGGAACTCTGGCAAGGAGAAGATGATCGACCTCATCGCCGCGCGCGTGAAGAACGCCGAAGACACGATGAAAAACAACATGTCGACCGGTCTGTATTCGGACGGCACAGGCACAGGCGGAAAGCAAATCACCGGACTTGCCGCGGCGGTCCCGATTACCCCCACGAGCGGCACCTATGGCGGGATCAACCGGGCAACCTGGAGTTTCTGGCAGTCGATCGTTTCCAACCCCACGGCACCTACCAGCTCGACGGTCCAGGGCCTCATGAACGCGGTCTATCTCCAGCTCGTCAACGGGGCCGATGCTCCTGACCTGATCGTGATGGAGAATGCCGGGTTCGCGGTCTATCTGGAATCCTTGCAGGCGATTCAGCGGATCACCGATCCGAAGCTTGCCTCTCTTGGTTTCCAGTCCGTGAAGTACATGGGCGGCAACGCCGATGTGGTTCTCGACGGCGGAATGGGTGGCGCGTGTACCTCGAAGACGATGTTCTTCCTGAACACCAACCACATCTTCCTGCGTCCGCACAAAGACCGGAACATGGTCTCGATGTCGGGCGATCGTGTCGCAATCGACCAGGATGCGCGCGTGAAGTTCCTCTTCTGGGCGGGCAATCTCACGATGAACGCGAGCCGCAACCACGGTCGCATGTACTGGAGCTAGGAAAGGAGGTCAAATCGACATGGCATTCAAGCACAAGAGTGGAATCCTCGGGTTGCAGGCAATCGCGGACACGGTCGTCGGTATTACCCGGGAAGGAACGGTCTATCCGCCCTGGCCGCTCGGTTCGAGGGTTGTGGCGGAGGACGCGACCTACGGGATCGGCGAGTTCGTCTATCTCAAGGGTGTGGCGAGCACGGTAGTCGGCTCGGTTGTGCAGTTCAACGAAGACGAGGGTACGACCGCATTGCTCGACAGCGATGTTGCCGACACCCTGATCGGGCCGGTAGCGGTCGCCATGAGCATCAATGTGGCCGATCAGTATGGTTGGTACCAGGTCCGAGGGAAGGGTGTTGCACTCGGAGCGGCCAGCCTGGCCGATGGCGCGAAGGTTTTCCCGACCGCGACGGCTGGAACGGTCGATGATTCGGGAACCGGTGGGCAACAGATCGTCGGTGCGAAGACGGCGTCGGCGCTCGATACCCCGTCAACCGGGTTCTTTGAGATCGAACTCGACCACCCGTGGATTGGCGTCAACGTGGCGTAGCAGTGAACCGGGCCGCCTCGAGAGGGGCGGCCCTTTCCGAAGGGAGCAGAGATGGAGCAGACGGCAACCAAGTTGAACCCGGGCGACGGGGCGCTAGGTGTGCGCTTCGACCGTCGACCAATGCAGGACCACGAGGCGACTACTCGAGCGGGCCGGCCGATCTTCAAGGAAGTGGACTTCATTCACATCTGGACGCCGGGCGACAAGACGACAGAGATCGATGTTCCGGTCGACGATCACTACCGCCAGAGGTTCGCGGCGAAGTACGAAGCCTACCTGGCCGGCAGAGATCAGGACTCGGCAGATGGTACCCCGCTTTCGCAATGGCCTGGCCTGACTGGGGCGCAGGTCCAGGAACTCGTGCACTTCAAGGTCAAGACGGTCGAGCAGCTCGCCGAAATGAGCGACGACAACATCTCGAAGCTGGGACCCGGATACCTCGAGCGCCGCAAGGCCGCCAAGGTCTACCTCGAGGCGGCGGCCGGGAACGCACCGCTCGAGAGAATGCAAGCGGATCTGCAGCTCCGGGACAACCTCATCGAGCAACAGAAGATCCAGATGAAATCGATGCAGGACGCGATCAAGGAACTCCAGAAAAAGGTGAAGTGACATGGCCCGCTACGAAACCGCGCTCACGATCATCAATGATGCAGCCGTCGAGCTCGGTTTCGCGGCGGTCACGGACCCGTTTTCATCGACTGACCCGGTTTTCATCCAGTTGGTGCGGCTCCTGAAGAACGCCGGTCGTGAACTCGTCCGGGAACACCGCTGGAGCCATCTCCAGAAGGAGGAGAGCTTCACGACAGCCGCTCCGGACACCGGAATCTACGATCTCCCGTCCGACTTCGTCGCGATGGTGGCGCAGACCGGCTGGGATCGGACCGATGACGAGCCCTGGGGCGGACCGCTCTCAGGAGAGACGTGGCAATACGTCCAGGCGACCGACATGGCATCGGTCGTGGGCGTCTACGCTCGGTTTTGGCAGGACAAGCTCTATCTGTACCCGACGCCTGCGCCCGTTGGCCTCGTCATCGCGTACGAGTACCGGTCGCGGTCGTGGGTCATGCCGACTGGCGAAACTACGCCGACGCTCGACGCACCCACGGCAGGCACAGATACCCTCTGGTTTGACCCGACGCTGCTTGTGGCGGCTCTCAAATTGAAGTGGAAGGAAGCGAACGGGTTCGATACCCAGTCGGCGCTGGCCGAGCGCATCCGGATCATGGCGTCATGCAAGGCCGACATGTCGCCGGCTCCAGTGCTCTACCTGGACGGACGGGGGGCTCCTGGGAATCGCTTCCTAGATGAGTCCAACATCCCTGACACGGGGTTCGGTCCATGAGCCCAGTCGCTCTCAGGCGACCCCGGCAGAACCTACTCCAGTCTGGACATCTACCGGCGCCAAGTGGTGGAATCAATCGTGCCGATCCGGCGTCGAACATGCCGATCACCGACTGCTTGACGCTGGTCAACATGATCGGTTCGAAGTACGGCCTCAAAGTCCGCGCTGGCTATCAGGACTGGGTCACGGCCCTCGGAAGCCCTGTCGAAAGCGTGAGATCCATCCTGTCGTTCACGGGCTCCGAGGATGACGGCGGCACGGACAAACTCTTCGCCTGCACGACTTCGGGGATCTGGGACTGCACGTTGTCGACCGACACTCCATCGCAGGTCTACACCTTCCCGACGATTGGAGCGACCTCGGGATACGGAGTCGGGACCGCGTTCGTCACGATTGCGGGCCATTTCTACGCATACTGTGATGAGTCGAACGGCTACGTCCTATACACGGAAAGCACGGATACGTGGTCCCTGATTGCAGCCGGTGCGGGTGTGGGCGAGATCAATGGTATCGATCCCCGAAAGCTCGCCTTTGTAACAGCCTGGAAGAGCCGGCTTCTCTTCGTCGAGCGCGACACTGCGAACATGTGGTACCTACCAGTCGGCCAGGTCACTGGAACCGTGACCAAGTTCGATTTTGGCAACAAGTTCCGCTACGGCGGTCCTTTGGTAGGGCTCTGGAATTGGACGATCGACGGCGGTCAAGGGGTCGATGACTACCTCGTGGCGGTCAGTCGCGCTGGCGATGTGTCGGTCTACGCCGGCACTGACCCTTCGGACGCAGACGCCTTCACACAGAAGGGTATGTGGTTTATTGGCGGTGTTCCAGCGGGCCGCAAGATTGCGACCGACTTCGGTGGGGACGTGCTTCTCCTCTCTGTGCTCGGTGTCATTCCGCTATCCAAACTCCTTGGCGGCGGGCAGATCGCCATGCCCGATACCTACACAACCCGGAACATTGGGCCGCTTTTGTCGGACGCAATGGAGCAGCGCAAGCATCTCCGTGGCTGGGAGCTTCGTATCCACCCCGAGGAAAACGCGCTCCTGATCAACACTCCCGCATGGACTGGACAAGCCGATGAACAGTTTGTCATGGCTCTCGCCTCTTCGGGAAAAGGTTGGGCCCTGTTCAATGGCCTTCCGATGGAATGTTCCGAGGTTTGGCACGGAAAACTGTACTTTGGCACGAGTGACGGAAAGCTGTGCGTCAACTCGGGTGCCTACGACAACATCTCCCGAGACGGTACAATTGCGAGCGCAACGGATGTAGAATTCGCCTTCCTTTCCGCCTATCAATCCCTTGGCAATCCGAACCGGAAACAGGTCCGGATTATCCGGCCGATTCTTCGCGTCGACGGCGCAACGCCTGGCTACACAGCCCGCGCACGCTATGACTTTGATGAATCGGCCATCTCTGAGACGGTTATCGCTGGCGCTACGACCGAGGCCCTTTGGGACACGGCCGTATGGGACGTGTTCCTTTGGGCCGAGGGGTTGGAGCCGAAAAAGAGCATCAATGGATCGGTCGGAATTGGCTCTCATGTCGCAATCGCCTTCAAGGGCGAATGTCACGCTGAGACGATATTGATCGGATTCGATGTGGCCTGGGAACAAGGAGGGTTGATCTGATGGCCTACGAGTGGATACCGGCGGCGGTTGGAGCGATAGGAGCAGGCTATAACGCAATAAACAACATCACGCCTCCAAAGTTCGAGGGGGACGTGACAGAGAAACAGATCGCGGCCAGCAAGGAATTGGCTGATTACGAAGCACAACTCAACCGGCCAAATGTCTATACACCCCAGGGGTCGGTTACGTGGCAAGAAAAGACCACTCCAAACCAAGAGTATGAATATTACAAGCAGATGTGGAAGGAAGGTCGACTGATTGGACCCGATGGCACCAACCTGCTCGATCCTAGTGCCAGTCAAGCGGATTTTGATACCGCGATGCAATTGCGCGGAGTAAATTCCACGACATCCCAAGGATGGGAACAAAAAACCACACTTTCCCCTGAACAGCAAAAAATCTACGACGCCCAAACTCAGACGGCGATCGGCCGCAATCAGCTCGCGCAGTCGATGCTTCCGCAGGCTCAGGCGGCCCTCGGGAAGGGAATCGACTACAACGCGCTACCCTCGGCCGGACAAAGCCTTCAAAGCAGAGACCTTGCGACGCAGCTCGACTTCTCGGGGGCCCCCGAGTTGTCGTCCGGAGAAGAGACCCGGAACCGTGCCGAGGAAGCACTTTACGGGCGTTCGACGGCTCGCCTTGATCCTCAAATGCAAGAGCAAGAGAGCGAGCTTCGGACTCGGCTCTACAACCAGGGCTTGCGCGAGGGAGATGCGGCTTTTGACACCGAGGTGTCAAAGTTCAACCAGTCCAAGCAAGACGCCTACGCGGCGGCTCGGCAGGATGCAATCACTGCCGGTGGCGCAGAGGCGTCGCGCGAGTACGGGATGGACCTGTCCAGTCGTCAACAGAGTGTGTCTGAGACGACGAACCAGGCCAACTTCATGAACCAGGCGGCGGCGCAAGGTTTGTCACAGGATCAGGCTATCCAGGCGTGGCAGCAACAGCTCCGGCAGAACGCGCTTGCCGAGCAGCAAGGAGCCCGGTCTCAAGCGTTGAACGAGATGAACTCGCTTCAGTCCGGTCAGCAGGTCACCATGCCGACGCAGCAACAGTTCGCGTCGACAAGCGTGGGGAGCGCTCCCAACTACACGGCGGCGGCTCAGGCCGAGTACAACGCGAACCTGAACAGCTACAACGCCAATCAGGCGCAACAGAACAACCTGTGGGGCTCAGCGGCCCAGTTGACGCCCTACCTGTTCGGCTACGGCGGATCGTCCCAGTCGAGCGGCGGAGGTGCGTCGGCGGGCGGGACGTACGGATACGGAGCGGGGTGATAGCGATGGCCAACGACATCAACCCTGAGATCCTGTCGCAGATGCTCTCCCTCGGTGGCCTGTCCGAGGAAGAGGGCCGGATCGCGGAACAGATGACGAATGCGCGAGCGCTCAAGTATGCCCCGATGGAGAAGGGCCAGATGATCGGGGACGTGTACGTCAAAGCGAACCCGCTTCAGCACGCCTTGACCGCGATGCGCGGCATGGAGGGGCGCCAGTCCGAGGCCGACATCAACCGGAGGCTTGGGGAGATCTCAGGGCAGAGGACGGCGGCGCGGGGCGCCATGGCGAAGGCCATCCCGACTGAGGAACCGGACGCCTATTCGATCTTGGCGGCCCCTGATGAACCGACTGCGCAACGCAGCGTCGAGGCGCTCAAGCAGGCCATTGCGCGCCGCCGGCAAGTCGGAACGGCCGGCATGCTGTCTGGAGACCCGACGCTCGGTAAGGTTGGCGCTGGGCTCGTGGGAGAAGCCCAACAGGGCTCGCAAGCACTCGGCGAAGCCGGTCAGATTCGGCAGAAAATGGCCCTTCAGGCACAGATCGAGGGGCGTAAGGCCGAAGACGAGTCAATTCGGCAAGGTCTGTCGAATCGTCGGCTCGATGTGCAAGAACAGATGCAGCGCGAGCAGCTTCAAATTGCAAAGCAACGGGTCGCTCTCGAGAATAGGCGGCTCGGCCAGGATGTCTACTCGGCCATTGCTGACCCTGTTTCGGGCGGGATCATCAAGTACAACAAGAAGACCGGCGAAGCAACCCCATTGACTGGAAACGCTACACTCGGAGGGAAACAGCCCTATCTGAAGCCTCTGACCGAAACCCAGGGTCAAGCGGCTATGTTCCTCCGTCAGAGCGAGAACGCGCTCAAGCAGGCCATGGGCATGGGAGAAAGGATTCTACCCGCGTCCGGGATGGCGGGCGGGAAGGAGAAGGCCGCGTGGTTCGCGCGTGAACATGGCGTGCCGCAGTTGTCATCTCGTGACGAGCTCGCCCGGCAAAGCCTGCTCCTGTCGATCGCGGAACCGATCGTCCGTTCGGAGTCTGGCGCGGCGGTTCCCCCGGAAGAGATCCGGCGTCTCGCCCTCCGGTACGTTCCGAGCCCCGGGGAACCAAAAGAGGAGCAGGCCCGCAAGCTGCGATCCCTTGTGGGTGCGATCCGATCTGTGCAAGAGAAGCTTCCTCCCGCGAAGGCCGCCGAATTCAATCAGTTCTTCGATCAAGCGCAGGCATGGGCGGCAGACATCCTGGGAGAAGGTGGAAGTCCCGGGGTTGCTCCAATCGCCAACCCCGACAGCTACTACGAGTGAGCCATGGCCGAGACCGATCCGATCATGAAGCACCTCGCGGCCCTCCGGAAGGCCAAGGACGCTGGAGATCTGGGGGCCGTCCAGGTCATCGAGGGCCGGATTCGGGATGCGCAACAGAAACAGCAGGATGCGTCGACTATTTCCGGGTTGAACGAGCAGCAACTTGCGGCGGCCGGGATCGGCGCCGGCATGAAGAACATCTGGATGAACATCAAGGACATCGCTCCCCGACTCGCAACGGCTGGCATGGGGATGCCAGAGGAACAGCGCGAGCGAGTCATGTCGGAAGGGACCATCCTGGGGAAGCGGCCGACTCCACAGGAATGGGCAGAAGAGAAGCGCTTGAATAGGGCGCTTCTGTCCACGACCCCCGGGAAGGTCGGCAAGTTCGTGGGCGAGGTCGGCGCCACGCTTCCGATTGGGATGGGTGTCGGAACCGGACTGAAGACCGTGGCGCAGGGCGCGAGCAAGGTACTTCCCGCAGCTGCTCGACTCGCGAAGCCCCTCGGGCAGGCCATGAGCCAAGGAGCAGCTGTTGGGTCCGTCCAGGCAGGCCCGGGCCAGCGTGCCGAGGGTGCGGCCATTGGAGCGGCGGGCGGCGCGGTTCTTCGAGGAGCTGGGAAGCTCGTAGGGAAGGGTATTCGTGGCCTCGTGGAACTCACCCCGGCTGCGAAGTACCTCGCGAGCAAGGGAGTTCCTACTACGATCGGCCAGTCCGCCCCTGGATCAGCACTGGGTCAGCTCGAAGAAGCGGCGCAGTCGGTGGGAGGTGTGGGGCCCGGAATCACAGCGCAACGCGCGGCGGGCCCGCTGGCGCTTCAGCGGGCGGTGCTTGCCGAGGGAACACCGGCCGGTGTCAAGATTCCGACGAAAGAGGCGATTCCGGAACAGTTGGCCGCGATCTACGAGTCCTTCACGCAGGCCTACGCGCCCGTCAAGGCCCTACCGGTCTACCCGGCGATCCATGGTGGTGGAACTCGCCCCAGTCTTCCGCTGGGCGGCCAGAAGGGGGCACTGGCGCAGTCTTTGGCCGACCCTAAAGCCATGGCGACCAAGGAAACGCGCGAGGTCGTGGGCCGGTTCCTTCAGGATCAGCTTTCGCTCATCCCCGGGAAGAAGGGTGCGATCACCAAAGTTCCCGCGGGCGCCTTACTCGAGATGCGTTCGAACATCCGGGAAGCGATCAGGCTGGCCGGCCAGCGGAAGGACTTTGCGGCCGAGCGCCTCCTGTCGAATGCCGAAAAGGCGGTCACCGATACCCTGGAAACGCAACTTCCCGCGCAGGCGGCTCAATACTTGCGTGTTGTCGATGCGAAGTATGCACAGCACATGGTTGGAACGGCGGCGGTGGCGCGCGCCGGGGATGCGCCGGCCGGGTTTAGCCCCTTCCAGCTCCAGCAGGCGATCAAGCAATCGACGGAGGGCGGTCGATTCGCTCGCGGAGCAGGTGGGGAGCTCCGCAAGCTCTCCCAGGCTGGCCGGGAGTCGTTCGACGTGCGCAGTCCCACCACGGGCGCCCGGCTGCTTACCACGGGACCTTTCGGATGGATCACGGGCCCGATGTCGTACGCGGCCAACCTGCCCGGCCCCAAGGCCATTCTGACCGGCCAGACCGGCCCCCAAAAAAGCATGCAGGCCCTGATTGAGGCCGTGAAGCGCCGACTGGGACCGCGCGGGGTTGAGGCTCTGAAGTCTGCCGGTGTTGGCGCGACCGCGACCGAGTTGAGGGAAGAGGAATGACGACTTCGATGGCCCGTCCATTCACAAACACGGACCTGCTCCCCGTGACGGGTGGGCGGGCTGTCGATCCAAAGGAGAAGCACGATGCCTCGTGACAGCAACGGAACGATGACGGCGCCGGCCGGCCAGCCGGTGGTGGGTGGTACGCCAGCTCTGGCCTCGGTGTTCAACCTGCTTGTGGCTGACCTGGTAGCCGAGCTCACCGACTCGCTCAGCCGATCCGGCAAGGGCGGCATGCTCGCCCCGTTCGAATTCTCGGACGGAACGGTCGGAGATCCCTCGGCGACCTTCGTCAACAATCCGACGATCGGCTTGTACCGAGCTGGCGCGGGCGACATCCGGCTGTCTCACTTGGGTGTCGATATGGCGGTGTTCACCACTGCGCTTCTGAAGTTGATCGGTCACTGCGTCGACGGCGCCACGGCGGTCGGTATCACGCTCGACACCGTGAACGCGCTCACAACGACGGGCGCGAAGCTGTTGTCGGTTCTGAACCACGCGGTCGAGAAGTTCTACGTCGACAAGGATGGCGCGGTTTCAGCGGGTAGCACGATTGCAGCGGGGAACGGTCTCTTTGCGGCCAACGGCGCGGTTGGAGCAACACTGCTCGGAAACATCGCGGACGGGGCTACGGCGGTCGGTGTAATCCTGGACTGCGTCAACGCTTTGTCAACATCAGGGGCAAAAGCTCTTTCGGTCCGAAACGCGGGCGTTGAAAAAGCATCCATCGACAAAGACGGACGCCTAGTTCCGGCTGGAATAGATCTGCTCGGTGGAGCACTGCAGACAATCCTCAAAGGCGGCACAGGAGGCCTTGACATTGGGACATCGATCGCGGCGGACGTTCGTATTCTGCTGAACAATGTCGCGGAATGGGTATTTGACGAAACGGACGGGAGTCTAAACGGTTCCACTATTAGTTGTGTTGCGACCGAGGACACATATCCCGGCGTGTACGGAAAAGGTGGCGCATCGGATGGAATAGGCGTCCGTGGTGAGGGTGGGTCCACAAACGGAAAGGGGGTTTATGCGGCAGGAACCGGCGATGGTCAAGGAATCTATGCAACCGCGGCAGGAAGTGGGCCGGCAGTTCAAGGCTACAGCGCGGGAACTGGCCATGGAGTCCTAGGTGGATCTGCGGGTGGTGGTGCTGGCGTTTGCGCTGTTGCGGGCGGATCTGTAACCCGTGGCGCACTTATGCTCACACCGCAATCAGCTCCGAGTTCCCCAGTAAATGGCGACATGTGGGTTGAGACTGGAACCAATACGCTGAAAGTGCGCATAAACGGCGCTACCAAAACGGTTACATTGACCTAGCGGAGAACGTGTGGGCACACAAATCACAAGACGAGGAATCTGTCAAGATGGTGGCCCAAAGGCCGGACAAATGATTCCCGTCCCCGTTCAGTGCGACATGGAGCAGCTCATGACCAAGCGATGTGTTGGCGCAGCACCCGCGATCGGCCGTGGCCCTAACATGGACAAAGAACCGATCTCCGCTTTTAATGGTGACACCAAACACGTCCGCACCCTTCCATGTGACTACAGGAGTCATATAGAGCGTGATCGTAGAAGGGTCGATATTCTGGCCGGCTATTTCCGACACCCGAGAAATCATGGCACAGATCTCGGTGCCCCATGCGGTCGTTCCGGTCCAGTCGGCGTCACCTTCGGACACCTCCACAAACGCTCCACAGGGCAACATGTACGATCCAAACACCCTCTCTTCGGGGTCAGGAGGAAGACTCCCGGCACAGTCGTATTCATAGGTTCCACACCCCCCGAACACGACGATCAAGAGGGCCAAAATCAGCCCGATCGTCTTGGTCGGCCGGCTCACAAGGGCGCACTCATCGAAGTCCAGGCAATCCCGAATCTCGGCGTCGGTCATAGGGCGAGCGGGAACGGCGAACAGCGAGAGGAACAAGGCTACGAGGATTCGGCGGATCATGGCGCCCTCCCGAGGCGCTCCCAAGGTATGCAGGGGAAGGAGGTGGGAAGCCGCCTTGTCGCCGGATCCGGCTATCCCCTGCGAGTACGAGGTTCTCATGGCTGGACAGGCGAAGCAAGAAAGCACACCCTTTCAGTGGTAGAATTGACCCAGTGAGGTGACAAAATGGCAGACGGATACGCAGATTCAGGACTCGGAACGAAGCGCAACGCGGAACTACCCGACCTGCAGTTGCCGGTCTACAGGGGCGACAATGTGCCCTCAGGCGACCAACAGGCGATGAGCCCAGAAGAGCGCCGGCTCCTGGCCGTAATCGAGGCGATCAAGATGCGCCGGGCGCAGCGCGGAGATGTGGGATTCGACCCGACGCTGGAGGCAGGAGCGGCGATACCAGAGGAAGAGGTTCAGAGGCTCAAAGCCTGGAGGATGGCGCCATGAAGAGAGCCATTCTTGCGGTTGTAGCGCTACTCTTCGCGTGGCAGGTCCAAGCGGCAGACTGCACCTGGACCGCGGCCGGCACGACTTCGGCGCGGAGCGTGGTCGGAACCGGCGCTATCGGGTGTACGTTCTCGACTTCGGCGCAGGGGATGGCCCTGTCGGGTGTCGCAGGATTCTCCGTCTACGCCTGCGCGGCCAGCGGACAAACGATCGCGACGGTCATCTCGCTTTCGGCCTGGGTCTATGACCCGTGGCTGACGGTGTGGTCTCGCGCGCCATCCTATGACCTCGTGGGAACCACGACGGGGGCCCGGTGCGAGCTCTTGGGAGGTTGGGCGGTCGAATCTCCAGCCGGCCGGATCGGCTACTCCCCCGCGTCTGGAACCGTGAGCTCCGGCGCCATCTACTTCCGCCTGATCGCGACCGGGATGGGGCCGTACGAGGGAGGTGATCTCCTGTGACCCGCATACTCCTTCTCCTCGCGCTTCTCCCCTCGCTCGCATTCGGGCAGGTGCTCCGGCGTGATGGCAGTACCGGTACATTCTCGGTCCCGGCAACAGGTCCATCCTTCACCGCGACGGCGGCCAGCGGCAACAACGGCCTAGCCTGCCAACAGAACGGGTGCCGTGTCGATTTCGGCGCGGGCGCAAGTGACTATGCGTCGAGCGATGGAACTACCGTGACGTTTGCGGGGCCGGTTGGTGCGACATCCTTGACCACATCTGCGGCGAGCGGGGCGACGGCGATCGCGATGCAAACCGGATCGAAGATCTACTATTCAAGTGCCGTCTATGCGACCGCGACGATAGGCACATATACACTTACCGGAAATTTTTCCACATCGGGAAATATCGGCACAGCAAGTGGAAGCTATTTCTATGGTGGATCGACGGGAACAATTTACTCCTCGAGCAAGGCGGACGCAGCCGACGCTGTCGCGCATTCTTTCCGTAGTTCCGCTTCTTTAGTCACTGCGGGCGCACAGATTGCCACGTTCGCCCCCGACAGTACCCCCACTGTCAAAGCGTCAATCGACAAGGACGGCACCTATCGAATGGACGGCACCGACGCCAGCGGCACCCCAGGGGCCGCGACGATCAATCAGCCGATCGGGCAGGTATCCGTTGACGACACCGCTGCGTCTGTCGTGGTGACCAATTCGCTCGTCACCACTGCGTCCGTCATCCTTCCCGTGCTTCAATTCGTAGACGCGACCTGCACCCAGATCCTCTCCTGTGTCCCTGCAGCCGGCTCGTTCACGATCACCATGAACGCGGCATGTACCGCACACACCAAGATCGGTTTCGTCGTTCACAACTACTTCTAGGAGAACAGCACTATGAGACAATACATCATCGGAGCAATCGCAGGCGCACTCGCAACTGTCACGCTTCTGGTTGGCGGCGTGGCTATGGCCGCTGTCACCGTCGTCCTCACGGGTCCCGTGAACTATACCAGTACGCAATGGCAGTCGGTCTGCATCTCGAACAAGAACGGGAACCCAAACTACCGAGCCAATATCATGGTGTGCCCATCTTCCAGCAATCCAGCGGTTCCGGGCGCATGCAGCACAGAGCAGGTCGAGGTAGCGTCACTGCCGGCCGCTGCTCAGACGATCGTCAACTACATGATCACCAACGTGTGGTGCGCAGTTCACGCCGGGTATTGCGCCTAAGCCGCCATGAGCACCGCTTTAGACCCGAACGTAACCCACCTGCTCGTCTACGCGGCGGTTGCAGTGCTCGTCTTGGTCTCGCTTGTGGGGGCGGTGCTCGTGATTCTCGGCCGGGTGAAGCGCTGGCTCTGCGACATGTTCGCGGAGTGGTCTCGGTCAGACGCCTTCGCCCAGTCGGTGGAGCGCATCCTGGACCACGTTTTCGAGCGGTTTCGGGCCGAAGTGGAGCCTCGCCTCATCCGGATCGAGGAGAGCGACAAAGCGCGGGCCGGGGGTGTAACTCGCGCCCATGCCCGCACGAACGAGCATGACAAGGAGCTCCACGTGATCAAGAACGAGATCGTCGAGCTCCACAAACTGATCGAGCAGAATATGCTATCCAAGGAGGGGCCCCAATGACGCTTGCGGTTCTGTCACTGATTGCAACTGCGCTACAGGTCGCGATTGTCTTGGGGATGCTAGTCGCCCTCTGGAAAATGGATAGGACCGTCAGAGAGGCCAAAGAAATCGCCGAGCACGGGGCGGCCAGCGCGGATCAAGCGGCCAAGCTCGGCCGGCAGATCATCGCGTCGTATATGCCGGTGCAACACCTGCTCGACGAACAGAAGATCACCCTGGACCGGCATGAGACCACCCTTGAGGTGCACGGCTCGGACATCGGGCGACTCGATAGGCGGGTATCTGAGATCGAGCGAATCATCCGGCCGGTGGAGGTGGACACATGAAGATGATGCCCGTTGGTAAGCCGCAGCTGTCTCGAGCAGACCTGGCCGCGCGGCTGGACGCTGAGCATCCCGGGTGGCAGAACTACCCGATCACCGCTGTCGGGATTCGTGGGTACTACTTGGACACGATGGGCGCGCCCGGGAAGAACGATCGCGGGATCTACGATGATGCCATCTTCCTTGTCACTCCTGACGTATTCCTGGCGTGTAACGGAAACACCGACCCGTCGAAGGGCCGGCCCGGAATGGCAACCCTTCAGCCGGGGTTCTATCCGGTCTACCGGTTCGACTTGCACCACGGCAAGGTCAAGACATACGAGGCAATTTGCCAGAGGTCTGGGCCAGTGACGCTCGTCAGAGACGGGGCTCCGGAGATCCGCGAAGTCAACTCGAAGTCGGGCATCAACGTCCACCGGGGCGGCTTCTGGGCTACCGGATCCGAGGGCTGCCAGACCATCCCGCCGTTCCAGTGGGATGGATTCTACGCGCTCGCAAAGTCGGAGGCGCTCCGCCTTTGGGGCGCGGACTGGCGAAAGAAGGACGTTCTCTATGTCCTGATGGAGGAACGATCATGACGAAACTCGGAAGCAAGGCGAAGTACTGTCTCGCGGGCGCGGGGCTACTCACCGCAGGGTGGGTGGCGCAGGGCATCGTGTCCGGACTCCAGTCGCAGTTTACGACGTGGCTGGGGGCAATCCTGGGGATCCTGGGTACCTTGGTCGGAACCCACACCCTGACCGATGTGGCGAAGACGCCGGCAACGCCTCCGACGCCCCCAACGCCATGACCCGGCGCCTGGCCCTTGAGGCGATCGAGCTTCTACTGTCGGTCGTTCTTGGTGCCGACGTGAACGAGGGCCGACACGATGACTACGGACTGCCGTACGCGCTTCAACTTGTCAGGCGCGAACTTGCGCGAGAGAGAGGACTCCATGTCGTTCCGGACCGTAGTTGACTTCTTGGGGGTCGCCTGGAAGTGGGTTGTGTTTGTCGCGGCGGCTTTTTTGGTCCTGGCTTTGCTCAAGGAATGCGACCGCGCGGATAGGGCCGAGGCGGAGGTCGATCGGGTGAAAGAAGATGTCGCGCTCACGGCGAAAAACCACACCGTTGCGCAGCGGGTCAACGCCGAGATCCTACGGGCCGCCCTAACGACGCCCCTGAAAAAGGAGATCGCTAGGCTCGAAAAAGACCTCGGCTCGAAGCCGAAGGTGGTGGTGGTTGAGCGGATCGTCACGGCGCCGTCGCCCGCCGAGGGCCTCCCGCGACCGCAGCCGTTGCCCGGCGAGCCCTGTCCGGAGTGCATGTTCGCGGCCGGGGACACGGGTCAGATCCGGGTTGACTCCGCCCACCTACAGACCGAGAAGGGCAACGAAGTGGTGGCGCTCTCGGCCGAATGCTGGCGCCTCACGCCGGAGCCCGCCACGCGAATCCTGGCGGGCGTAGCGAGTGCGCCGTTGTCCCGGGTGTCCGTCATGGCCCCCCCGAAAAAACTCGGTTGGGGGGCCGGCCTGGCTGGCGGATACAGCACCTCCGGACCGGTCGGCTCCGTGCTCGTGGTCTCGCCGCCGTTCTTGGGAGCTCACCTCGAGGGGGTTGGAGTACTATCGGCCGGTCCTGGGGTCGGGGCTATCCAATTCGGGATCGTCTACAGGCCATAAAGCTAGGGCTTCGCCTGTATCTGGTCGAGCGTGTAGCCCTGCACCTCGAGCGCGGCGATCCGGGCCCGCCGGTTGTCGTGCATAGTGGCGTCTCGGCGCCGCTTCACAAGCCAGTTTAGCATGTGGGGTCCTTGAGAAATGCGGCCAATTTACAGTCGGTTTTGTGTCCAGTTGTTCCGAGATCGGTACCTTCCCACTCATGAGATAACCCGCCGCATTCTGGACAATTTGAAAAGTCGCCTGAACCTTCCCATTCGATTTTTTTCAAGAGCGCGATGAGCTCGGCACGGTCGGCGAGAAGAGCACAAACACCCCCCGCAAGAAGCCGCCGAGAATACACGGCCTCCGGGCCAACATGGGAAGCTATCCGACTCAACTCCTTGATTTTCTCTGGGTCTATCGGCATGTCACTTCTCCTTCAGCACGGCTTTGCGGCACATGTAGCCCTCGGCCTGCAGTTTGGCGGCCAGTGCTTCCCGCTCGCGCTCTGCGGCCTCGGCGCGCTTCTCGGCCGCCTCGCCCGCTGTGAGGCCTGCCACAATCAGGCAATCATGATCGTGTTGCTCATCGACCGGGACGGACATCTTGAGGCGGCCGTTGGCACATGCGTCGTGTAGCGCCTTGAACGCCCGCTCATACACGCTCTCTGTCGGAGCTGATTCGGTCGCGCACTTCGCGTCATCACTCATTCTTCGGCTCCTCTCCCGCGCGGCGGTTCCAAGCGGCAACGGCGTCGCCATCAGTGAGTTGTGGGCCCGTTGAAGCATTGCATTCAAGGCACTCGACCGAACAGGGTCGTCCTCGCTCCCTATGATCCAAAACCTCGACACCCTCTCCCCCGCAGAATGGGCACGGCTTCAATTCGTCGCTCATCGCTTCCCTTCCCCCGCCAGCTCCCTGACCGCCGCGCACCACATGTCGCGGAGCATGAGGCCGATGGCGCGCTCGCGCATTCCAGCGACGACCATGAACGGAAGAGGACTCAATTGCCAGATCGACGGCTTCACTTTGCGGGGCATGGATTGTCTCCCTTCGAGATGCGCTCGAGGCGGTTACACTCCCGTACCAGGGATGATTCGGAAGCACAGACTTGCTCCCCTTTTTGGTATTGGTCTTTGATGAGCCGCGACAGATGGATCGCATACCTCGCGACAGCCAACAGGGCGCGGAACTCTTTCCTGATCTGGGGACTAACGGAGGTATCCAACATACGGAAGTACCTCACGAGATGTGGCGCAATCTTCACTTTGGGCATGGTGTCTCCTTGTTGTCGTACAATGGTCCGTGAGCAATCCCGAATTTCACCGCCCAAACGGAGGCCCGGACCCAACCCTCTACCTCTGGCCTCAAAGGAATGTCCTCCGTAGCGTCCGGATCGTAGTTCTCCGCGTCTGTGTCTACGACGTACCCGATCACGTCGATTGTCGCGTCCGGATCGGGCCAGCTTTCGTCTGCGGTCGGACCGATAGAGCACGAGTACTCCAGCCATTGACGGATCGCCTCATTGAGGTCGCAGCACGGTACCTCTGGCGCATCGGCGTCGCATGACCACCATCGGATCTGTTGGGATATGGCGCTCATGGCGTGGCCTTTCTGAGCGCGTCTATCAGGCGGTCCTCTGCGTTGGGCGTCTCCGCGACGATGATCCCAGCGTACGCATTGAGCAGCGCATACGGCCAGCCGTTGTACGTGACAAGTGCACCATACGGCTCCACATCCATGCCGGTGCTGCACGCGGTTTCCTCAGCGTGACCATTCACTGCGACATGAAACTCGCCCAGATCGTGCTCCCAACAGCCGGGGAGCTCCTTGATGTGTTTGGCTCCTAGCGAGGTCGCCCAGTCGATGATCGCCATGAACGCCTCAGAGATCCGCTCGCTCATATTCCATCCACCCCTTTCTTCGCCCCAAGGTACTCCTCGGCCGCATTCTTCCATGCGGTCAAAGTATTCCGGAGTTGCAGGTCCGCGAGCGCGACTGTTTTGGGCGTAACATCAAAGTAAGCCTCGCATCCGTTCACCGTATCGGCGATCTTGAGCGCGCGGATCAGGGCATCCTCTGCGGTCTCTAGTCGGCACCTCAATTGGTCTGGGTCTCGGGTCATGGTCATCCCTTCGCGATGTTGCGTTGTGATCGCAAATGCTGTTCCATCCACTGTGCGACTACCATCCCAGCAACTCTTCGATCGCGGGCTATCATGGCGATCTCGCCGTCCGCTTGTTTGTCGGGGTCGAACAGGAACAGCACAAACCCGACTCCGGCGCGCTCGATGTCGGGTCCAACGTCTTCGGCGATGTCTTTGACCAGGTCGGCCATGGTGTATTTGTCAGTCATCGTCGCTCCCTGGCTCTCTCTCGCCCGTCAGAATCGCAGCCGCCTCTGGGTCCACTCCGGGGTATTTGTCGGTGGCATCTTCCACCGGAAGTGACCTCCATCGGCTCAGGTAGTCCGTCACGGCCAGGATCTCTTTCTCGCTCCATTGGGTCGACGGCTTCCCGTTTGCGCACTCCCGGCACGCATCGGCCCATGCGTCCGCGAAGAGCTCGCCGTGCTTCTCTTTGGCCTCCTCACGGATCTTCGCGATCCGAGCATTGCGGGAACAGTTGTCGGAAGCGGGTTCGGCGGCCTTGGGTGGGTCGGCTTTCGGCTCCGGACTTGGACTGGGTTCGGCCGGCGGCGTAGAGGGTTTTGCGCGAGCCGCGAGTTTTTCCTTGATCTTGTCGGTGGTGGTGACGGGCAGTTCCTTGGGCGCATCTACGGCCCCGGGAGTCACGTCGATCGCGTCGAATGCTCGCTCGCGCTCTTCCTCCTCTGCTAATACCTCGCGGGCCGCCTGGATTTCGGGAGTCTTCGGGAGGAAATTGTAGAGCCTGCGGACTGCTGTCTTTTTGGCCATAGAGGCGAACCGTTTCTGCCATGGTGAATACTGAGAGTCTTTGCTAGCGCTAGAGTCTTTCGCCTCTGCGATTTCATCCATCGTCAGATACGCAGCCTGGACCTCCCCGCCACGCAACTTGACGATGGCGTAGGACCCCATCATGTCACCTCTGGCCCCGTCCGCGATCTCGTGCTTCAGGTGAACGAGGGTATCTCCCGAAGAGTCAACCCAGTACTCCCAGTGGTCCTTTGCATGCCGCATGTCGGAATGGATGGCTACCACCTCACCGGATCGTCGGGCTATATCGATCAGACCCCGATAGTCCGTGATCGCCACAAGCTCGTATCGATCCGGACCGCCGTTCTTCCCGTGCCGTTTGAACGGGAGAAGCCATCGGCCGCCCTCTACGTTCGGTTCCAGGCCGAGCCTCGAACAATTGATCAGCTCTGCGATGATGTCGGTAGCAGGCACTTTCTGAAGATCCGGCATCTTCGAGATCGCCAGTTGAGCGAGTTTTACGAGCCGCTCCGGGCTGAGATACTTCGTCGCCACGTCGGCAAACGATGCCATTTTCTGTTGAATGAGCTGCGCGAGCGTCGTTTGCGGGGGTTGTGTCTTGATGATGTCTGCCATGGTCACTTCTCCTTTGGGGTGATGAGGTTGAATGGTCTGGCGCCGGGCTTTGTGGTGGTGAATCTAGCTACCGCATCGGGGAAATATCCTGCCCCAACATGCCTAGACAAATCGCGGGCTACTGCTTCCCAGTCGGTGGTTGTACTCGGCTTGTTCTGCCGCCACATGCAGAGCCCCTCGATTCCACCCGCGTCGCCGATCAGGGACTTAAGTCGATTTTTTGCCTGTATTAGCGCTGCCTCGGCATAATCGACCGCATCCCTTCGTGAGCAAAACAGACTAACCCAGTCTCTCGCCTCATCCGTCGCCGGCAACATCGGCCTCATGTCGCGGGGGAACCTCCGCTTCAGATAGTTGGAGTAGTTCTCCGAGCCGTCCACGGGAGGCGGTGTCTGGGTCAGGATGTGGTCAACCCAGAACCGCTCGCAGATCTCGATCAGCTGGCCTTCGAGTTCGAGGTCACGTTTCAGGTGGTACTCGCGATCGTCTTGGCCTCCGATCAGCGCGGCAAGATCGGTCTCGTTGACACCAAGGACGGCCATCTCAATTGCCACCTGCACGGCGTACTCCTCGGGTACCTGATCCGTCCCGCTCGGCCCCCACTTGTCGGACTGGCGCAGGCCAGCGGTCTTGATTTGGAGGTTGCGCACCGGGGTTGCGATGCGCTTGCGGTAGATGATCCGATCTGGGGTTGCGATCAGCCGGAACCTCGGCGAGATCTCGCGCACGAGCGTTCCATTGACGCTCCCCTTGATGGTCTTCGGATGGCGGACTACGATCTTCTCTACTGCGTGCTCCTTGGCGTAGTGGTCGGCGATCACTTGCTCGAGGAGATCCCCCCACTTCGAGGACTTGTTGCCCTCGAACGGCTCAACCAGACCGAGCTTTGAAGACCAAATATCGATCGGCTTCACGTACGGATGGAGTCCAGCGACCGCGGCAACCTCAGACGCAGAGATCCCGGTCTTGCGTAGCGCGATCTGTTCAGGCGTTAGAGGCATCGTCACTTCCCCTTTCCGGGGTCAATGCGAGACCGCCATGTTTCGTCATGTCGGCGGATGAGATCCTCCATCATCCTTGTGGCTTTTTCCAAGGACGGCGCCATTCCATGTGGCGCAGCTCCACACAACGGGCATCCTCGATCGGGGTCCGACACAATGAAAATCCTGCTCTTTTTCCCAAACGTATTGACCGTCCGTTTATCTATCTTGATAGTCATCGTCACTCCTTCCGGCTTCGGCAAGCGTAAGCCGCTGCATCACGTCTCTGATCGCGGGGAGTAGACCGTCTTCTGGGCGTGCGGGATTCAGGAGCAGGATCGCAGCCCCAATCGTATTGGTCATGTGAAGCACATTCTCCTGGGCTTCCCTGAGAAGTTGATGGCCTCGACTGTTCTGGATTTCCAACTCCCTGACCCTGACCTCTGCGGCCTCGGCGCGCTTCTCGGCCGCTTCGCTGGCGGTGAGTCCTGCAATAATCAGGCAATCATGGTCGTGTTGCTCGTCGACAGGAACGGACATCTTGAGGCGTCCGTTGGCGCATGCGTCGTGTAGCGCAGCGAACGCCCGCTCATACACGCTCTCACTTTTGGTCTCGTCGCTCATCGCGTCACCTTCCCCTGGACAAACCCCGACCCGTTGCAATGCGGGCAGGGGGCATAATTGGCCTTCTGTTGCAGTATCAATGCCTTGATGGCATCCGCAAGACGCGAGTTTCCAGAAGTATTTGTAAGCCCACAACCATAGGCCCAAAGAGATCCTTTGTCGAAACGGGCAGCGTTCTTCTTCATCTCGGCTGCTAGAACGTCCCGATCTTCGTACTCTGTACCCTCCCATGAGTCACAACCTGAACAGCTACCATAAGTCCACTCGTAGAACTCCCAATGCTCACCGTCTGGCTCGGCGGCCAAAATGGCTGCATGGCCTTGATAGTCGCTTTCGGAGTCTTCCCAGACGATATCCCAAGCCCCCCAGTTCTTGATTGCTGCGTCCGCCCACCGACATCTACTTGCTACCGTGTCTGACCATTTCATCGCGTCACCTCGAAAAGAAACTGCTTCAGGATCCCCACCGCCTGGACTTCGACCGTGTCCAACTTCTCGCCGGGCCGGGCATCAACGAGAACCTCTGCTGCACTGAGAACCGCGCACGGCTGGCACATGATCTGCTCATCCAAGGCGTAGAACTCACCCTCCGGTATCGGCCTTCGGCACTCATCACAATGCGTTATCGGCGACTCGTGAAGAGGACCACCCGGAGCGTGCAGGTGCGATTCCTGGTCTATCCCTATTCGTTCCATGGTGGTCCTCCGAAAATTCCCGGGAAGGCCAACCCTTCCCGGGTGACACAATCTCCCTGCCCTCTCACGCAGCCGGCAGGGTTCGTGTCGTAACTCTTTGACGATTTCTGTCATTGTCACTTCTCTTTGGACGAGGAGCCCGTCATCGTGCCGACCTGCGAGGAGCCCCACATCTCGCCGACTCGCGAGGAGCCCGTCATCGACACGATTCGGGCAGATACAGCTATGTCGACTACAGTTGACCCAGTCAAAATCCAACACCCACCTAGCAATATAGGCCTATTGGTGGACACAAACATGCCACGGACGCGATCCTCTAGTTTGGCACGGATTGACTCTGAATCTACCCAGTCCGGCGCAGACTCTTCGTCAATTTGAAGCCTCCACAACGATAGGTCTTGGATCGCACTGATATCTTCCGGTGGAGTGAATTCTACGCGGACGAAAGAGCGGCCGGCGATCGTGTTTCCGGTGTCCTGTAGACCTAACGACTGGATCAAGATTTCGTGCGAATCTGTGTGCTCTGGATCAGCTACGATATCACCGTTTCGCAGCACTAGAGCCGACAAGAAATTACACATGGTCACTTCTCCTTATGCGGTTGGGCGCGATCGTTGACAGGAGCCGGTCAACCTCTTCCGCCGCAGCTAGAATCACCTTACCCGCAACTAGCTTCCCGGCCCTGGCCCGTCCGTCGCTCGTCTGCGAAACATAAGCCGGGTGGCCTGCGAGCCAGCGCTGTAGGTCATGAAGGTTCCGCAGCGCAATCGCGGCGAGCTGCTCGGCGTCCTTCGAGATCCGTTCTTCGGTAGCGTTGCAGCGCAGGCCGATCTTGATCGACTGGACTGCGGTACCGATCGAGAGATCGATCAGTCTCAGATCGCGGCCGGGCACATCGCTCGTGTCGGTATCGGCAAGGAGCTCCGACAGTTTGGCGCTGCAATTCGATAGGGTGTTGATTAGGTTGACCGCCTTCGACATTGCCGTCATGGTGTGTCTCCTATCCTCGAACCGTTTCGCGGGGGAAAGCCAGCAAGAACTGAATGTGAGCCTGAGTCAGAATGAGCCGGTCCACATCGAGCGCCGTACCGGCCACCTGTTCGGCCGTGATCTCGGTCAGGACTTGCGCGAGGAACTGGCGCCATTGCAGGACCGGCAGAACGAAGATCTTCACGATCGCCCCTTCCGGTCGATCAGCAACTCGTAGGCACACCACGCAACCAGCGCGACTCCGATCCAGATGAACCAATTGTCAAACCAGCTCATAGCATCCCCCGATGACACGCGCCGGAATGGCAGGACAGATCCCGGATCGCCTCAGCGACCGCCTGCGTCAGGTAGCCGAACGCGAAGGAGTAGCGATCCACTCGGCCCTTCGCGCGGCCGCGCTCCAGCGCCTCGCCAGGAGCGAACTCCAGCGCTGCCCGGATCTGCTCCAGCGAGTGCAGCTCTCGGCCGCAGCGCGCGCAAACGATCGGGTGCTCCAAGGGCCCTGCGGGGCAAGGGTCTTGCCGAGAGGTCCCCGCCTCCGCGCACCCTTGAGGGTTCCCCGCAGGGCTTCCGCGGCGCTCGATCTCCGCGCGCAGCTCGTCCAGCTCTCGCTCCTGGTCGCGGAGCAGGTCCTCCAGATCATCGGGAGTGAGATCGAAATATTCACGGAGGGTCATGGCGCCGGCTCCATCGCCCAGCCCAGCTCGCTCGGCCCGGTCGGGATCGCGATCGAGAGACCAGCGGCGTACGAATCGATCAGCCCGACAGTCAATAGCTCCGGATCGTCGCGCGTCCAACCCAGCATGGCGGCATACCGGACAGTCAAGGCATCCCTGGCAGCCCTGGCAGCCCAGGCATCCCTGGCATCCCTGGCAGCCCAGGCAGCCCAGGCATCCCTGGCAGCCCAGGCATCCCTGGCAGCCCAGGCAGCCCAGGCATCCCTGGCAGCCCTGGCAGCCCAGGCATCCCAGGCATCCCTGGCAGCCCAGGCATCCCTGGCATCCCTGGCATCCCAGGCATCCCTGGCAGCCCAGGCAGCCCTGGCGGAGTCAAATCGTCGAAGAGACCACCGCAGTCCACGCGCGTCGAGCGCTCTGCGCAGTCCGGACTCGATCGCGTCCGGATCCCGCCCGGGCCGCACCAACGCGCGGCGCCAATCCCTTTGCGCGGTGGCCATCGAGTCGGCGTGCGCGCCGAACGGCTCCGATAGCACGCGCACCGCCGACGCGATCTCCTCCTGTGTACACTCGGCGACGATGTCCCAGGTAGCTGCACGCACCTTGTCGACCCGCGAGATCACTACACCATCAGTCTCAACGACGAACGCCCTGGACGGATACCCGTCCGGCCAGAGCCCGGCAATCCGCAGCGCCCCCGCCAATGTCGGGCAGGCATTCCACCCACTCCCACATTCGGCATCGGAGGTGTCCACCGCCACTCCGTGGAGCGTGTACGGCAGAGATCCGTCCCACACGGGTGGCCCGCCTTGGAGGGGGCTACATAAACGGTCTGTGAATACCTTATAGGCGCGCGTGGTCATGACTCGCCCTCCGCCTTCGCGATCGCTTTGTCCGCCGCGATCCACTTTTCGATCCGTGGGTCGTCGATCCGGACTGAGGCGACTGCCAGGATGCCCTTCAGCGCCGCGAGCAGATCCGGCGCAGCGGCGATTAGGCGGGCTCGGCGAGAGGCGATTTCTCCGCCATGCCAGAGTGCTACCGTGGCGACCTCGATACCCTCGCGATCCTCTGAGGTCATTGTGGTCCTAACCGTTCGACCTACCGCCTCCCATGATTCGCTTTCGTGAGCGCTCATGACCTACCCCCCACTCTTTCTCGCGCCATCTCGAAGGCGCGCTTCCATCCAATGTACCGCCTGATTGCGATTCTGAGTCCGCTCTGTCCGTCCCGGATCAGGTCCAGGGCCCGGCACGGTTTCCCGGCGCGCATCCGATCCGACAACGCCTTGATGATCCGCTCCGTGTTCCATTTCCCGCGGGCGTTGTGCTTCGTAGTCGTTTTCTTGTGGCCGCTGATGATCTCCCTCGGCTCGGTTTCGCCCCAGCCCGCAGCGATCAACCGGTCAAGTTCCGCCATCCGGGCAGCCCCGTCCGCGTAGTACCCGGAGCCGCGAAGGTCCCGGTCCTTGTACGAGGGGTCGAATGCGCGGGCTAGCATGACTCGATTCCCTTCGGTGCGAGTTCGAGCAACATCTTGGTGAGCTGCTCATTCTGTGCGACTCGCTCGGCGTCGGCGTCGGCGGCGGCGGCGGCGGCGTAGGCGACAGCGGCGGCGTAGGCGGCGTCGGCGGCGTAGGCGGCGCCGACGCCGACGCCGGCGGGGGGGGGGGGGGGGGGGGGGGGGGGGGGGGGGTGGGCCCCGGGGGGGGGGTGGGGGGGGGGGGGGGGGTGGGCGGCCCCCCCGCCGACGCCGCCGTCGGCGGCGTCGGCGGCGGCGGCGGCGTAGGCGGCGTCGGCGGCGGCGGCGGCGGCGGCGGCGTCGGCGTCGGCGGCGGCGTCGGCGTAGGCGTAGGCGGCAGCGGCGGCAGCGGCGGCGTCGGCGGCGGCGGCGCGAGCGGAGATCACGTCATTCTTGGTCGCCCGGCCCAATAAATATTCCGTCGTGACTCGCACCGCATCGAGACTGCGTTTGTCTGGCACTCTGCCGGCATCCCGCTCGCGCGAAAGTGCACGGGAAGCACACCATACAGCGAACCACTGAAGCGTCTTGGTCGCGTCGGCCATCCATAAGGTCTTCCTGTGTGTAGCGACGATTTTGTTGTCGCCGCGGATGATGTGCCCGGACAACTCGACCCGCGCCACCATCATCCCGGGTGCGTATCGCAGCGCGTCTAGTGCTTTGGCGCTCGCGTGCAATCCATGCTCGCGCAACACGATCGGCTCCTCGACCGACAACATCTCGCCGACAACCACTGCGCGACCATCCCCGTGCGGTAGTCGAACCGGATCGCTCAGTTTTGAGAACCACCATCCCTGTACAGTTTCGCTCATTTTTAGGTTCCCTCGTGGGATCAACTCCATCTTCGTCAGACGCTACCATAGCGCAGCGGCGCTTGTCAAGGGGCACCTTTGAATGTTCACGCTTGACATCTGCGATCAGTGCTATCATATTACAGCGCATGGACCCAAGAGGACCGAAATTGCTGGCCAGATATCTCAAGAGGCACAAAGAATCGCAGCGAGCCCTAGAGCGCGCTATAGGCGCGAAGCCCGGAACAGTCTGTCGATATCTTCATGGTGTCCGAGTCCCGTCTGGGCGCCGAGCATTTCTCATCGAGGAGGCCACGAACTGGGAAGTCCCCGCAGGGTCATGGTGGTCTACGAGGTAGCGCATGGACCTCGAGGCGATCCAGATCCAACGCGCAGACCAGCAGATGGATATGCTCGGCGCGGCGGCCGTGCGCGTCTACTGCCATTGCGGATGCGGATCTTGGTGGTACCGAGAGCGGCGGATCGGACCAGGGCGACACCGGCTGTTCCTCGACGCCGGACATTGGAACCGAGAGAAGAACCGTAGGAGAAGGAAAACATGACCCGGACCCGACAACGGGAAAATGCGGAGTTTTCAGCTTCTTTCCTCCGCTGTAGTCTCCGACCGGCCCCGCCGCTCGCTGGTTATTGTCGGGAGAGCGGCACTACGGTAGGCCCCGGTACACAAGCCGGCAGGGGAGGGCGGAGCTCCCCACTACCATTCGCCGACTTCGACGAAGCCGGCCGTTACCGACGCAAACTATATCGGCCTCTCGCTGGCGAAAGTCCTTTGTGCATGTTCGTCATGCTGAACCCAAGCAGTGCGGGCGCGACCGACAACGATCCGACTGTCACCCGGTGTATAGGCTACGCAAAGCGGTGGGGATACAGTGGGCTCTATGTTGGCAACCTGTTCGATCTTGTTTCAACCGACCCGATCGCTCTCATAAACGGTGGAGTGGTCCTAACCCCAGAAAACGATACAGCCCTTGTCGATATGGCAACAGAGACGGTCGCGAGTGGTGGAAAGATCATCGCGGCTTGGGGCGTCCAAGGAAGGCTATTCTGCCGTTCCAATGATGTTCGCCGGCTACTTCGACCGATAGGCGACCTCTACTGCCTCCGCAAGACGAAGGATGGATCACCTTCGCACCCACTCTATCTCCCAGCCAATCTGCTACCGGTCCCATATTCACCGCATGTGAGTTTGACGCCATGACCGAGATCCATCTATCAATCGCCATCATTCTCGTGTTCCTCGCAGCGGCCGTCGCCTGGGACATCAAGCGCGCGAAGCGGAAGAAGGCGGCGCCTAGTATGGATATTGGCTTTGAACCGAGCAGAATAGGATACCATAAACATAAACCGGATTGGCCTTATCTGTCCGACATAGTGCATGTATGCCGCGTGGAAGATCAAATTACCGCGTTCATTGGCCACCGGATGGAACCGGTGGTACTGGTTATGCGTCAGGACCCAATCCCACTTCCGACCGGAGGAATCGCAGCCGGCGTCTACCACTCGACCAGGAAAGGCTGGGATCACGCATGGATCGAGCTCTATAGTTGGGCCGCGCTGGCGCATGAGCTCCTCCACCACGCTAGTGGTTTGGAAGACACCAAAGAGTTCCGTGAGCTGTACAAGCGATTCCAGATGAGGACGAAATGAGCGTTCTATTGGTGATAGCTGCGATCGTTGGCTGTTGGTGCCTCGGTCTACTTTTGGGATGGGCGCTGGAGTTGTCCGATGAGGCGCAACGTCAACGCCGGATCAAGGACGCGCGGTTGCTGCGGAACTCGATTGAGGGGCCGGAGGACAAACCATGATAGACGGCGCGCCGTTCAAGGTCAGGATGGAAAGAGCCCTAGGTGCCGAGTGTACGCGGCTCTTGGCTGAGCGTTGTGCTTGTTGGGACCGGGAGTGGGAATACAAGTTCTTCCTCAAGGACGCTCGCGGTCGAGACTGGGTTATGCATGCGGTACCGGTGGGGACGACCAAATCATGAGACGCAACCGTCCCGCCAGGCAAGACCAAGGCAACAAAGAGATCGTCGCCGCATGGCGCCAAATCGGCGCGAGCGTGCTGCGAATTGATCCGGCAGGGGACAGACATCAGCGCGGGGCCCCTGACTACCTCGTGGGATTCCGTGGCTCGGACTTCTTGATCGAGATCAAGCGTCCTGGGGAGAAGCTCCGGCCTGAACAGGCAATGTGGCACCGACTCTGGAAAGGCCGCAAAGTCCAGACCGTGGACAACACGCGGGATGCTCTCTCGGCTATTGGTTTCGCTGTGCCGACTCGATATGGTGGCTCCTCGGCCTGGGAAGACGCCCACGAGCCGCTACCGATCCCGGGTCGGTATCCGGACGGGATGTGACGAGCTGACAAGTCAAAATACCCGTGTAGGTCTCTTTGGGGTGCTGCCACTTGACAGCATTCTGGGTTCGGGCGATACTCGAATCATGAAGCGCACGACAACCAACCCGGATAACGAGATGACGACCACGATCCCTGAGAGGCTCCTTGAGGAGGCATATTGGATCAACGCTCTCCCCACAACAGCCAAGCGCAACGCCTGGATCGAGTGGCAGGCTGCGGTCGACAAGTACGAGCCTCTGCGGCTCGGGAAGTGCAGTACCCGAAAATATACCCCCGAGCAGCGGGCCGCGCGCATACATCTTCGCCAGTTAATGGCACGATATGAGGCGACGGAGTAGTCCCGCCCTCAGGGTGAGCCTGGACGCTCCAGGCCCGCCCCGAACGCAGGACCAACCCCAGGAGACGCCATGGTAACAACAATCCAAGGAACGTTATTTCCCGAAACAGAGATAGTGGAGTCGATTTCGTTCGGCGGGAAAACCTACTCAGTCGTAGAGTTGTACCTAGGGGAGCGCGGTAACCCTCCTCGAGGATTCCTGTTAGATGATGGGACCTACATCGACTCGATCGACGGCAAATGGGTACATGGTGGTCGAGCGCCTGGACTCCCCGAAATAGTCGAAATCACATGGTAGTACAACACCCATCCGAAAGGCACCCCATGCCACACACAACACCCCCTCAAACCTACCAGGACCCCCGCCTAGCGACGATCTCTACCCAGGCCGCACACATCCGCGACCTGCTCGCGCAGCTGCGCCGGGACATCGCCGAGGACCGCGCACAGAGGAATATGGACTCCATACGTCAACTTTCGACCACGGCGGCGCTGTGGGTCGACTGCGTGCGGGGGCTATGATGCTTGGCCCGGTCGATGCATACGTTGAGAGCGATTGGGGTGCGATCCATGACCGGCTCCTGTGCAGAGACATCTCGCGCCGGCAGGACCTCGACGACGCGATACGGCGTGAGGAGGTAGGATGGCTCGCGGAGCGGCGCGCGAAACTCAAGCGCGCCCAGAAAAAACGGAGGCCCCACGACTACAAAAACGAGATCGGGAAGCGGTACGGTTTACTCCGCGTGATTGCCCGTAGCGACGAAAAAGTGTGGTACGGCGGCACGCTATGGGTCTGTGTCTGTGACTGCGGCCGGACCCGGATTGTCCGCGGGGTCGCACTCCGTAGCGGGGATGTCAGGTCGTGCAGCCGTTTTCGTCACCGGAAGGACCGAAAGGGAGCGAAATTATCTCCGGCCGCCCGCAAGTCCCCGCGCGCAGGTCCGTGAGCGAGCCGTCGAGCTCTACCCTGACCGACTCGCCGAGAGGGCCAAGCCAGATCGAGCCGGCCAGGGCGTGCGTTGGGAGCCAGTCGGTCCTAGGCTGCATATGGATGACCTCGCGCATACTACCTCCTCAGGGATTTCCCTTTCACCTCGACGTACCTACCGCACTCGCGGAGTTTGTCCCGGAGTCGTTCACCATCGGTTCCATACCGCGCGAAGAACGGTTCGATCGGTAGGTTGAGGGTGATCCAGGTCTTCCGCCGCCATAACGACCGGCGGTGTAGCAGGTCCAGGATGTTCGCGAGCGCCCACCCCTTCTCGTCAAGCGGCTCGGCTCCCAACTCATCCACCACGAGCGCATTGGTGTTCTCGAGGTCGGCCCAGAATTCCGTGTCGTAGGTGCCATGGCGAACGAGATCCATCCCAAGCACGAACCGAACCGATCCGGGAATCTGCCACGCAGCGACACAACATGCGACCGTCTTCCCAACCCCTTTGCTTCCTCCGAGGATCAGGATCGTCTTGTCGTCCTGCTTCGAGAACTCGAGCGCGACCTTAAGCGCGTCGGTCTCGAAGTGGTCACTCAGGTGGTCGGCGGGCGCCTTTGGGATCCGCGACTCCAGGAGCCGGTTCGCTGTCTCGAGCACAAACGCGCGAGCCCGATCCTCACGCAGCTTCGCCTCGGCCGCTTCCCGCTGCGCCTCCCAGTCCGCGGCCCATTCCTGCTCGCACTTCTCCCTGTAGTCCTGATCGGACTCGTATCGGAGTCTGTGCGCCTCAACCTGCGCCCGGATGTGAGCCGGGACGATGTCGCGAATCGGGGTGTGGATGGGCGTCATCGCGATCTCCGCTGCATTGGGGTTGTGGCGGCATACAGCTGGGACCACCCACGGTGCCGACGTTGATCGTAGCAGGCGCGGGTTATGCAGTGCTGCTTCAACACCTCAGATAACAGCATCACCAATCCATTCAGCCGGATTGTCGCGCGATTGACACGGCACCTCCAGCAACCTTTACTCCCAGATCGCAGCGACTTGAGTTGCCGAAAGAACCTTTTTCCACACCGTTCACAGTGTACACGGAATGCTCGCTCCTTATGACCGGACCCATACCCATATAACACTGGGGCGACTTCTCGGATGATGGTCCAGAGTCCAAACCGGTCGCCAGGGGAGATCTTGAGCTTTCTCATTTTCCGTCTCCAGTGCTGCGAAGTAGGCCGTCTCGTAGTACCTCTAGTTTGCGGCGCTGCTTCGACAGGGATTGCAACCGCAGGTGTACTAGATCCAGAGCTCGACGCTCGGCGTCCTGAATAGTTAGGTACCAGTCGTTGGGACCCAGGTAGTCATTCACTCCGTACTCGGTTTCTATAACTATCCAATCGCCAATGGCATCGGCAACGTGGCGTGAAAAAACCTTCTCGACAATCCCGCGAGTCAGGAATTTCGCGGTCGAGTAGACCTTGTCTCCCGGCTTCAGGTTGCGCGCGTCTTTCATATCGGCCTTTCTCCTCCAGTGAACGCCTCGTCAGGGTACGCGGGGGCGAAGGCGAGCTTCTTGGTCTCGCCGTTGACCGGCATGGCCAGGTCGTTCCATTTGCTCGCGAGCTGGGAGACGCTC